GCCATGACCGAAGAGCAGGCTATAGAATATTTGATAATGAAAGACATACCAGCAAGAGTGTGGGATACTGGTGATGAAAGACTAAATAAACCAAGGTTCGTAATTTGTACCAAGGCACAACTTCCTCAAGAAAGAACTTGGAGAAATTCTTGGAAAATAAGTGAAAATTTAAATATAGAAGGAAAAACTAAATGACAAGTTTGATTCAAGATAAGGATGGAAATGTAATTGATAAATCAGTTGCAACTATTCCCTCTGATAGACATTTTCGTGATGCTTGGTCATTGTCTGGTACAGTCATCACAGAAGATTTATCTGTTGCAAAAGAAATATTTAAAGATAAAATTAGAGAGGTTCGTAAACCACTTCTTGAGGAACTGGATGTTACATTTATGAAAGCACTTGAAGATGGAGATAGTTCTGCACAGACTGCTGCAAAAAACAAAAAGACTGCATTAAGAGATGCACCAGCAGCATCTGCGATTACTAACGCATCTAATATGACTCAATTAAAGGCTGCATGGGACACGACTAATTTGGGAACAAACCCATACTCATAGGAGAGATAGATGGCACTAAGTACAATAGGAACAAATTCAGTCGCAGATAGTGCTGTTACAAGTTCAAAAATCAGTGACGGAACTATTGCAACTGGAGATCTTGCTGATGACGCAGTGACAGGTGCAAAGATTGAAAACAATCCAACAATTGCTGGAAATCTTGTTGTGTCTGGAACGACAGGACTTACTGGAGCAGTTACAGCATCTGGTGACACGATTGGTTTTGTTTCTTTTGATAAGTTGTTGTTAGATGCAACGGATGGTTCTGCAACTGATGCTGGAGATAATTTAATTCTAAATGGAACGGATGCTACCAGTGCAAACGCAGACAGTAATATATTGTTCGATGATGCCACTGGAGATCCAAACTTTGTATCATCTGGTCAATCTGCAAACATTTTACAAATTGTGCATACTCTTTATGATGATGAAGAGAGTATAGCTGGACAAGCTAACACTGTTAAGGCCTCTGGTTTAATCGGGACTATTACACCAACATCTGCTACAAGTAAAATTTTAATTATATATGGCATAACCACATCTAGTAATCAGACAGGTGCTGCTTATGGGGAACATCATACTGTACGACACGATATAGGTCAAACAGGGAGTTATACTACTTTAACTGATAGATATTATGGATCAAGATTTGGACAGTATGGCAATTATCAAATGACTACTATAGGTGGACATCTTTTACATGAGCCTCAAACAACGAGTGCAATAAACTACAATGTATATTTTCATTATACAGCTAACTGGGATTATACCAAGTATATTAATAGAGGTGGTTCAAGTGAGACTGGTGTAGATGGACAAAGTTATATGACATTAATGGAGATAGCAGGATGAAACACGATGCAATACTAGCACTTAATTCATCTATCGTAAGAGTTGTCACTAAAAGGGCAACAGGACAAACTTTTGCTTATGATGAGAATGGCAATGAAGTATCTTGGGATGCAGATGCGGTTGCAACAAAAGAAGCAGAGTTAATTGCTGCACTTAAACTTGAAGATTTAAGAGTTGAACGTAATCGTCTAATTGCTGAAACTGATTGGTGGGATATGTCAGATACGGCAACAATGACAGATGCACAAAAAACGTATCGTCAATCATTAAGAGATATTACTAAAACATACAAGTCAATGGATGATGCTGGTTTTAGTTGGCCGACTAAACCAAGTTAAGGGGGAATAGATGGCAATACCATCTTCAAGAACTACATTTAAGGAGTATTGTTTACGAAACCTTGGTAAAGGTGTCATAGACATTAATGTTTCTGACGATCAGGCAGAGGACAGGATTGACGAAGCATTACAATATTTCGCACAATACCACTATGATGGTGTTGAAAAAATGTATCTTAAATATGAGATTACACAGGCAGATGTGGATAGGGCTGCAAGCAATGATACCACAACTGCAACAGATGTAAGAGATGGTTCGGTTACTGCATCATTTACTGAGGGTAAAGGTTTTATACCAATGCCTCAGGCAGTTGTCTCTGTTTTAAGTATATTCCCATTTGATGACCAATCAACAAACAATATGTTTGATATAAGATATCAACTAAGATTAAATGACTTGTATGATTTTTCATCCACTAGTGTTATTCATTACGAAATGACTATGCAACATCTGGACTACTTGTCACACATACTTGTGGGTGAAAAACCTATTCGTTTTAATCAGCACCAAAATCGTCTATACATAGATATGGATTTTGAAAATGATATCAGTGTCGATGATTTCTTAATTATAGAGTGTTATAGAAAACTTGACCCAGATACTTACACAGACATCTATGATGACATTTATCTCAAGAGATATGCGACTGCACTTATCAAGAGACAGTGGGGTGCGAACCTTTCAAAGTTTAATGGTGTTTCAATGTTAGGTGGTGTTACCATGAATGGTGAGACTATCTATTCACAGGCACAAGAAGAAATGGAAAAACTAGAAGAACAGATTCAATTAGCATACGAGTTACCACCAGAATATATGATGGGATAGTGCCATGGCTGTAAACAGTATATTCCATACCGACAACAAAAGTTCGATACTCGCAGAAAGAAATCTATATAAGGACTTAATAAAAGAAGCAATCCAGATTTATGGACATGATGTTTATTATGTCGATAGAACTCTGGTTGCGAGAGATAATGTATTAGGTGAAGATGCTTTGTCAAAGTTCACAAACGCACAACCTATTGAGATGTATGTTGAAGACTCAGAGGGTTTTGGTGGTGACAAAGAAATCATCACACAGTTTGGTTTAGAAAATCGTAATGAGATCACCTTTGTAGTATCTAAAGAAAAATTCCAACAACTAGACAGTCAGATTACTTTAGAAGATGGAACTGATACCACTGGTGGTTCTATTCTCCTAGAGGCTGGAAGTATTCAAGTATCAAACCTTACCACCCTGTCAAAGTATTTTATCACTGACGAAAGTGATAACAATATACTGAATGAAGATGGTAGTGGTGGAAAGATACTTTCTGAAGAAAGTGGAAACGAGTTTTATCTCATACAAGATACTGCAACCACAGATGCAGATAGACCTCAAGAGGGTGACATAATATATCATCCGATCTTTGAGAAAATGTTTGAGATTAATTTTGTAGATCACGATGAGCCCTTTTTTCAACTGGACAACAATCCAGTATATAAGTTACGATGCAAGTCGTTTGAGTATAGTTCAGAGGCTCTTGATACTGGAATATCCACGATTGATGAGATTGAAGATGACTTGTCAACAAGCACAAACGAGTTCCAGTTTACATTAGAACAATCCTCTGCATACAATGAAAGTATCGCACTTGAGTTCAACACAAATCTAACTTATACAGATTCAGTTCTTATGGAAGATGATGATACTGTGGTTCACGAAGATGACTCAAGATCTGCTGGTGATGCAATCTTACTTGAGAATGATGCCGATACTGGACTGAAAGAATACTTAATACAAGAATCCTATATAGTAGGAGATGCGTCTACAGATAAGACCGCACAAAACGAATTGTTTGACACACTTGATGATACTGTCCTAGACTTTACGGAGAGTAATCCATTTGGTGATGCTGGGAGTTTATAATGTTAGGACAATCATTTTATCACGAAACAATAAGAAACGTCATAGTTGCATTTGGAACTATGTTCAATAATATACAGATTGTTCGTAAGGACAATAGTGGGACTGTTACACAGATAATGAAAGTTCCTCTTGCATATGGGCCGAAACAAAAGTTCTTGACTCGTTTAGACCAAGACCCATCTTTGTCTGCTGCGACTGCGATTACGTTACCAAGACTGGGGTTTGAAATCGGAAGTCTTACTTACGATACTTCACGAAAGATGAATCGTGTTCAGAAGTTTAAGAAGGTAAAGTCAAACAATAAAAATAAACTTGACACGCAGTTTATGCCTGTCCCCTACAATCTGGATATCACTCTGTTTGCGATGGCAAAAAACTCTGACGATGCGTTACAGATCGTAGAGCAGATATTACCATTCTTTCAACCAGACTATACACTTACAATAAATGACATGGCAGACATGGGTATCAAAAGAGATGTTCCTATCATACTGAATGACGTAAGTTATGAAGATAGTTATCAAGGTGATTTTGAAAGTCGCAGAGCAATTATCTACACTCTAGGGTTTACAACAAAGTTTTATCTCTACGGGCCTGTCACATCCTCAAGTGTTATCAAAACTGTTCAAGTTGACCAGTATGCAAATCTTCCAGAGGTATCACCAACTAGAGAACAGAGATATTCAGTCACACCAAAACCAATCACTGCTGATGCAGATGATGACTTTGGTTTCAATGAGACAAGTTCCTTCTTTGTGGATGCAAAGAACTTTGA